TGGGTATTATTCCCATTTGATGCAACCAATGAAAGAGCAATTAAACTAGATTTTTCAGGAAATGTTAATTTAGATAATGGCAATAAAGGTACAATCTTAGGAGTAAAAGGAATTAGCAGAGATGGTAACACAAAGTTTGTTAAAATATTTGCTCAGGTCGGTGTACTTTTTAGGGGGGATGATAAATTTACTGGAGAAATGAATTACCCTGAAGCTGGTGGACATAAAGGTTTAATTGGTTGGACTAATGATGAAGGTAATATTTTATCAGGTTACAAGAATGAGCCTAGACCAAAACAAGATGCACCAAAACAAGCAGCTCCAAGTGAACCTAAAGTAGAAAGTAAGGAAATTCCATTTTAATTAGTGAAATTTATCTTTCTGTTTATGTTTTTTGTAGATGGAACTATTGAAAAAATTACAGTTCCTTTTAATAGTTCTTCTACAACTTGTAATAAAAGATTAGAAATGGTTACAACAATAGATTACTTACCAATAGGAACAAGATACAAAGGCAAACAAGTAGCTGCTTATTGGTGCAAAGATACAGAAGGAAATTATGTCAGATAATGTAAAGTTTATAAATAATTTAGAAAAATTGTTACATGAGAAAGAAGTAGATTATGGACACTTTGACCATACATCTTTTACTATGGCTGGAATGATGGAGAAATATTTATCAGTTCATAATAATAAACCAGTTAAAGTACCTTTAAAATTCTTTGGTTTATTTATGATTTCTTTAAAGTGTTGGAGAATTATGCAATCAAAAGAATACAAAAAAGATAGCTTTGATGACATCAATGGTTATTCAGAACTTTTAAGGAGGTTAGTAGTAAATGAAAACAAATCAAAGAGGACTTAGACCAATGACTCCAAAAATGTTGAAGCTATTGCAATTCATTAAGAATTATAGTACAAAATATGGATATATGCCTACCTTTTTAGAAATGGCTAGTGAGATGGAATATAAAAGTAAAAATTCAGTTAGTGTTTTAATTGATAAACTAGAAGAACGACAAGAGTTAAAAAGAGATTACGCTGGTTACAGCAGAAATGTTATTTTAAATGGTTAAAGTTTTAAAGAAATCTAGTTTAGAAATATCAGCTGATGTTGAAGAATTTTTTGATGGTGAAACAATTGAAGAAGCAACTAAAAAAGCACACTATCAAATAATGCCTGGTGAACTTGCAAAAATAAATATCACCGATAATAAGTTCTTAAAGGCAACCATAAAAGTAGTTGGTGAGGAGAATGATGATAGATCCAAAAAAAGTAGTGGAACTAAAAGCACAGCAACAGGAGGAGAGCAGAAAAATGTTTAAGTTTATTGCTCTAGTCCAAAAGAAAAAGAATAAAATTGCTGACATTAGTTCTAAAATTTTTGAAGAAGAAATGAAAAGACCATTTAGAGTTAGTTCGTAAGGGTTTTTTTATTTAAAACTAAAGGTTGTATAAACTTAATGGGGATTTTATACTCCAAATTAAAGGAAAGGAAGAAAATGGAACAAGAAAAATCAGATGCGTTTAAGAGAGATATAGAGTTCTACAAAATTGTAGGAAGAAAAATTAAAGAAGCTAGACAAAGTAATATTAATGAATTTACTGGAAAATGTTTCTTAATCACACAAACAAAAGTTGCTAAAGCAATAGGCACTACATTCCAAACAATCCAAAAATATGAGAAAGGACACAATCGTATTCCTTTAAGTCAGTTAATTAGAATAAGCAGCTATCTTAAAAAACCTTTAAGCTATTTTGGATTAGAGTCTTTTAGAGAGGAGCAAAAATAATGTTTGTTCCTGTAAAAGATAAGCTAGATAAATTAGTTGCATTAACACCTGATGACCAAGAAAAATTAAGCTACTATAAAAGTATGGTACCTTTAATGATCTCTAATTGTCATAAGGCTCACCAAACTATTCCTGGTTATGATAAGTGTAAGCCAGAGGTAGAAGCTTTTAAATGGTTTGATGGTATTAATATTCCTGTTCATGGTTACATAGATTTAACAGGAGATAATCTTATTATTGAAGATAAATGTAAGATGCCTAGAAGGGGTAAAGTAAAGATAGATGGAACTAGATCATGGTTTCCTGGAAAGCTACCGGTTGATAGACCTTCTCCATACAACTTATTGCAAGTTGATTTCTATTGGTCTGTATTTCAAGTACCAGTTTATCTTTGTTACGTTAATGAGAAAGAATTTAAAGTATTCCATGCTGGAAATTGTGAAGAACTAAAGCCTGAGAATATTAAAAAAAGAATACCTATAATTATTCAAAGAGCTAAAGTTAGGCAAAACTTAATGAAGATAAGTAATGATCCCAATGTTCTTAAAGATTACATTCAACCAGACTTTATGCACATGTTTTGGAACAATGATACTAATGAAGATTATTTAAAGAATGCTAAGAAATTTTGGGGATATTAATTACCAATCAAACTTAGACTCATTCTCAAAAGTCTTATCTTCGTCTGCTTTCTTCATACATAGATAATGAGCTTTAGTGTGATTAGCAAAAGCTACAAAAGAATCTGTGCTAATCATATTTTTATGACAGTATCTACACTTACCAACGTCAGCTATTTTTTCTTTTCTTATCCAAGTTTTTTTAGACATACAAATTTTGTTACCCCACCATCATACCCAGTTGACAAGCAACTACACCTTACAGCAAATTATTTATAATCTTTATATTCTTTTTTATCTTTAGTCAAAGCTTGTCCTCTACCATTTGGGATATAAGAAATATGAATCCAGCCGCCATTTTCTTCAGTATAATATTCTAAGATTGCTTGGTCAAAGGGTAGGTTTTCTACAATATGTTTAAATACTTTTTTATTGTCAACTCCTGGAATAGTAAAATCGGCAGCACAACCATAACAATGTTGTGAGGTAATTTTAGATCCTACTAAAGATGATAGTTTTTTAGACCTAAATCCTGAAGATATAACTAAAGGCAATTGATAGTCATCTCTTAAAGGTTGAAGTATATTAATACATAACTGTTTAAGGTTTTCTGTTTCTTCTTCATTAGGGATATTATCTATATTATTCCTTAAAGCTGTTTGAGATATAATTAATTCTTCTAATGTAAAGTTATTACTTAATTTCATTTTCTGTTACTCCTCCAAAATATTTATAATCATATTTAACTACCCTACAATCATCTTTTTTTTTAAATTTACTTTTCTTAGCAAAGAATAAGGCATTATCTTCTGTATCAAATATAACATTAGTATATGCTCTATAAAAGTCATCAGAAATTTTATGAAGAACACACCACATTATATATTATCTACAACCTTACATTGAAAATTAATATAAACTTTTTTATTATTAACCATATAATTTCCAATTTTTTGATTAAGCCTATAAGCTTCTTTATAGCCATTTGAAGAACATTCAAACCAACTAGGATAAATATTAGTTTCTTTAGGTGGAGTACAGACTTTAGTAATTGAAGAACATATAACTATTAATAATAAGAATTTCATTAAGGATGAGATAGCATTTCTTTTGCTTCTTCCTTTAATTCTTTTATCTTTTTATTTGATTCTTCTAAATCAGTAGTGGCATTTTCTAATTTTTGCAGACATCTCTTATTAGCAGAGTCTTTAGATTTACCTGCATCTTGAAGTTCAGCAATATCTTGTTTTAGGATTCTTACCTGCTCTTTATATTCGTTTATAATCTCTGTATTATCAGACATATGTAAATATTATTTAGGTTTTTTCATAATGTCTGCACCCTTTAAACCATATATTGCAGAAACCACACCAATGAATAATGCTTGATACCAGAAAGGCATATTATTAAAATATTCAAAAAACCTAGAAACCTTTTCCATAATATCTGGATCGTCAGAAAAGATAGACCAAACTAATAACATCACAGGACTAGCTACTAGAATTAATACAAATTCATCTTTCCAGCCTTGATTATTATTTGTCATAACAGCTTGTTTATATTCCAACTCACCTTTTGCCATACGTTCTGCATGAGTTGTTTCAGCATCTGCCATTAACATTTTAGTTTTTTGACGTTGTTTATAAATATGAGATGCTGCTGTTGAAGCTAATTTTATTGCACTAAAAATTGGGAAAGCCATATTATATTTTACCTCTTAGTTTTTTTATTGACATGATAAACACTCCTCACCTTCATTCTTAGGATTTTCACATTTACAATCTTCACAAGGACATACTCCATATAAATCTGAATGTTCTTTAACATTACAATGACAATTACAATTACAGTCTTTACATTTATCTATAATCATCTCTTTTTGTTTCTACCCATGTAATTTTGTGATGGTTCATAGTTCCATTTTTTTCCATGATGACCTCTTATATTACAGTATATCATACGCATTTTAACAATTATTTTTAGTATTTTTCTACTCATTTACTCATTATTCTAATATTAATGTCTTTATACTTTTTTCACCCATATAAATCTCTGTCTCAGCCATCGATTTCAAGCATTGATATTGTACGTTAGCATTATAAACTCTGTTAGCCACTCTTTTTCCTTTAAGACATACACTCATTGATGGTTGTATTCTGTGTTCTTTAATTTCATTATTGACTAGCATTAAAAGAGCTACAACAACTTCAGTCATTTCCATTCCCATTACTTCTTACTTTGTCTTTAAGAATTTCTATTGATGTTAATATTTTATCTACATCTTTTTGTAGTCTATCTATATTAACCGCATTATATCTTGATTCTTTAATTTCTTTTTGAATGTATTCCACATCACCAATTAAACTTTCAATTAATAAAAATTGTTCTGAATCAGCTGGTAAACTTCCTAGTTCTCCTCTAGGCCATTTTATTGAAAACTCAACTGCTTGGTCTAAATCTTTTTTAATTAAAGTATTGTCAGTTTCTAATTGATTAAGTCTTTCAATAACTCCAAAATAAGCCCACACCCCCAATCCTACGGCTGCTAAAATTGAGATTAAGTTTTTCATTGGCATACTTACTGCTGTGTTGTCTGATATTTTCATTTTATATTCCTATATTTATTGGGTAAGCAGGATCTGCAAAGAAAGCTAACATTGATAACATTAAAATAAGTAGTGCTGTAAATCTGTAATCCATCTTTATAGTTTCCATAAGTTACTTATTAAAATAATTCTATTGTATTTATTTCTTATATCCTAATCCTGTTTTTCTATTTTTATAAAGCTTCTGCCAAGACCAAGTGCTTAGTTTACTAGAGTAATGATAAATAAATAATACTATATTTTTTAAACACATTTGTTTCATACCTTCTTATCTTTATTAATACCTTTTTTAATTATATAATCTTGTGTTCCATTAGCACCTGTTTCAACTTCTTTTTTAAGGTTTCTAAATAAAGTCATTTCTTTGTATTGCTTCTCAAGTTTCTTTTGAAAGTAAAGTAATGTTTTATTATCTCTCATTTGCTACCACCTATATAACCACCAATAACACCAATCAATCCTGTGACTGACATCTTCATTAATGTAATAACACTTTCATCTACTGTTCTGTTTTCTTTAACT